AAATGTAAAGATCTGTCAAGCGCCTCTGTCAGCATAAATAAATATGGATCCAAAATATGAGTGATATGAAAAAGCTATTACCACTCGCTATGCTTCTGATGACCGCAAGTGCAGCAAATGCTGGCGGACTTGTTACTAAACATGCTTCTTCAGTCCAACTGACCGTTGATGCTGCTCGCTCTACTGCGGTAAGAATTGGTGGTAGTTATTCTGCCTCTGGTTCTAACATCACAGCAGGCACGATGGGTGGTGCTACCTCTGGTGCTGGCACATACACTGTCACTACATCTGGTCAAGATTGGTCGTTGAGTGAAACATACAACGCAGCAGATAGTGTTCCTGCCTCTGCTGTTAGCACAGGTGATGTTCCTAACTTCGGTAACGTTACCTCTTATGCTGCTGGTTCTGCTGGCACACTCGCAGGTACGATTGACAGAACTCATGCTATCACGCTGACTGCTGGTGGTGCTGGTTCATCTGCAACAGGACAGTTCGTTACCGAGATCACTGTTATTGACTGAGACTATATACCATGAAGAGATTATTTCTCGTGGCATTACTACTGGGATCTCCTGCTATGGCGGTTCCAGTAGTCCCTAACTTCACTCAGGGGTCGATGACAAGCCACACAGAGACGACACAAAAAATTACAGAGACCATCAACTCGATGGACTATAACACAGGGTATCAATACTCTGTAACAGGGAGTGGAATTACAGCATCAGGTTCACTACAACCAGGCACTGGTGCTAACAATGTAACTATAGACGGCGTGACATCATCATGGACAGGAATAACAAGCAGACCAAACTTCACACAGACGACACCAGGAGCAGCGTTTCAGTTCACAGAAACGTATCAAGGTCCTGGTTTAAGTCAACAAACAATTATCCAGAGAGTAACCGAGGTTACAAGCGTCACGGACACTACAAGTATCTTCTCGCAGTAGGTCTCAGTGTTTTATTCCCGTCTCAAGCATTGGCTAATGTTGGCGGTGTTAGCGCCACAGCTGCTCCTGTTGCTAACTCTAGTGGTTCTGTTACAAATCAAGCGATACAGGTATTACAAGGCCCATATATCACCAACACATACGGAGGAGGAATTCAGTGTCAAGGTCCCACTAGAAATTTCACCCCTTACGTAACAGGTAGTGGTTCTTGGACTAAACCTTACGAAGCATACTATGATTCTCCTGTTTATGACATGAGAGACTTAGATGAAGATGGGGCACCTGATAATCCTGGGGACATTTTATACAATGTTCCGACAAGAACAGGACAAAAAGATAACTACAATCTTGGCATTGGTTTCTCTATGACATGGAGCACACCAACTGACAAAGAGATGCAGGCATTGTGTAAGAAGGCAGCACGAACTCAGATTGAATTGAATGCTCAACTCACTGCTAATAAGAGATTAGATTTTGAGATCGCAAGACTCAAGAATTGTGGGGATTTGATGTTGCGTGGAATCCAATTCCATCCCAAGAGTCCTTACTATAAAGTGTGTGCTGATGTCGTAGTGAATAATCCACCAGGACACAAGCACCCACACGTACATGCTATCCCTTCTTCTTCCTCCTCGGGAACACAGAACGAAGCTCCTTCACAGCGTGGTTCATCTGACGCTGCTCTGCTTGGCGCTCCCCTTTCGACAAAACTGGGACAGTCTTCCCCCTTATCGAAGCAATCTTCTTCATCACTTTCTTCACAGCAGGTTTCACCGCTTTTAACAGAAGATCAGCAAGAGGTTTTGCGAGCAGTGCAGAAGTCGTCGCAATAACAGCAACGCCACCAACCTGAACAACCTGACCACCACTAGGCAGTCCTGCTACTATCTGTTGAGGTAGTGGGACTGCTTCTGTTATCTGGACACACTCGTTGCCCATCAGTTTATATTCAGTAACCTTCTTTCTAAATCCTTCTACTAATGTACCAACAGGTTCCTTTGCTTGCTGTGCTGGTGTAGGACAATCTACTTTGGCAGCAGAGACAGGAGTCCTTGGAACCTCTGGTGTCTTAGGAACCTCTGGTGCTGGTGGTTGTCTAGTGTCTACCTTTGGTGTGTAAGTAGGAACTATCTGTTCAGGTTCAAAATTAATAGGATTATAACTGGGAATGCCAGAGTCACAATACGTAACCAGTCCTGCTTTGTCATCTTGACCTACGGTTTTAGATTTGCTGTTGCTTTCGTGTGCTTCTACACAACCAGGAATGTCAACAACAGGGACACCAATATTTACCACTACAGGTGGTGCCAATGGTATTGGTGGTGAAGAATAGTTACGAGGATCCACGATAGTGATGTCGGGTATATTGACACCACTAACATTTATTTCTTTGATTTCCATTAGCAATCATTAAATACTTGTCCTACTTCAGATCCAATTTCAGATCCTGCTTTCTGTCCTAAAAGTAATGCCCAACCACCTGCTAACCATCCGATGTAAGGAATGTTGACAACAGCAGGAACAATAGCACCAGCAGCAATAGCACTACCTGCCATCGCACCTTGTGTGCGTGCTCCAGCGTCCGCCACTATGCACTCGATGTCTTTTACAGACTTTCCCTCAGCATCTACTGAAGCGCCTCCTAGGTTGCGTGTGCCTTCTCTGGTGTATTGATCACGACGATACTCATTACGATTTGTATTACTACCACCAAATAAACCTCGCTTCTCTTGATCCAAGCGTAGAGATCTTTCTGATTCTAATACTTTAGGATCGTCAGCACGATACTCAATCTCATATCCATCCTTACCAGCTTTGATTCTGTAGGATGAATATGGACCGTGAGGAATATTAATTGTAGGAACTTGTTGTACTTGCTCTTGTGGTCTAAGCACATAACCTAGAAGTCCGATGTGAGATACACCAACCAGGGCACCTAATGCCAATGCCGCTACTTTTATTGGCGATCTTTTCTTTGTTGGCATTTCCACTGGTGGTTCCTCGGTAGGTGTTACATCAGACTTCCAGAATTTCATGGCATTGGTAGAGCAGGACCAGTTGTAGTTGGCATAGCAGGACCAGTAACTTTAGGTAGTTCTGGCATAGCATCATCCAACATACCAGGGAGTGCCTCAGTGATTGCCTCAGTAGCAGCCTTCGTGACATTCTCTCTAGCAGTTTCGATAAGTGTATCTTTGTTTAGTAAAAGATAAGCACTACCACCGATCAAACCCAAAGAGGTAAGACCAGACAGTAGTGCTACAACATTAATCAGTTTTTGCATCTTTTCTTGGCTCCACAGCAGAAACAACTTCAGGTTCTTTTTTCGCTACTGCTTTACCATTTCCATTGCCACCACCTGCTTTAGCAGGAGACAGTCCGAAGGCAGCTAGCGATCCAGAGAAGACCGAAGCGATGAACGTAGGGTCAAAGTCTAAGATCTTTTGACCGTTTGGTAGTCTTACGTAGCTAAACGTTAGGAGAGATGCGGACCAAATAAGTACAACAACTTTCACTAAATTACCAAGAACTTCACTCTTATCTTCATCATGGTCCTTATGCTCTTCTACTTTAGCTTTGGGTTTTCCAAGCATGAGTATAGAGTAAGGCAAAATTATTTAGGATAAATAATTGAAATTATGTTTTGAATTATGTCTGTCTCTATTGTTACTCTAATAAATGGTGATCATATTATCTGCGATCTCCAAGAAATGTTTGATGATGAAGAAAAAACCAGAGGAATTGGGTTTGCTTTCAAACTTCCATACGTTATGACAACAGAAGATGTTGATGGTCAAGACGTTGCAGTAAGATTTGATGTATGGAATCCATATAGTGTTGATAAACTATATCAAGTTCCATACGAAAGGGTTGTGTGCGTCTCCGCTCCACAACCCGATCTAGAAAACTTATACCGAGAGAAGACTGGTCTAGTCAGGTCCCCAGACGACAGCGGCGATCTGTTGCACCCTGAGGTCTTGAGAGGATAAGTCATCACCCTTCTGTAATACATGGCGATGGAGATTAGATGAAATCTCCACGCCATTTTTTAATACCTGATATCTTTCTCTAACTTGAATCATATCATTAGATGTGATTTCAATTTTATCAACAAATGTTTTTTCTTCAAAAACGTCTTTCTTTTTTCTAGCCATAATTATGATCCTTTATAAATGATAGTTCCAGCAAGTCTTTGCTGTGATATTGAAGAGTTTGGAAGATCAAGTCCACCAGGAAGTGTCATCTCAACATAAGATGCACCAGGAACTGCTCTAACAAAAATGCTATCAGCACCAGTGTACTCTTGGAAGGTTATAAAAGCTCCCCATGCTTGATCAGTACCAGTAGATGCTAGCACACCAAAAGGTAATCCACCAATCAGAACTTGCTCACCAGCATTAGGAGTTCCTGCTGTGCCTTCGTAAGTAATATCAAAGGTACAAGATACCATATCACCAACTCTAGTATACGTTCCTTTAGGGAACACTAATGTATACTCTGCGAGTGTAGCGGGATTAGTAGCATCAGGAGAATCAATTGAAATAATATCTCCATCTGCATATCCAGTTCCAGCACTCAGAACACGAACATTTACTGGATTACCTCCACCATCAAGACTATCATAAGTAATTGTCAAATCATTATTACCACTTCCAGTCACAACAGTTGTTGTACCATTGACAGTAGAAGGAGCCGTATATCCTGCTCCATTAGTTTGTACGGTAAGAGCAACATACTTATAACCATATGAATCTACTGGAGTCCAAGTTCCCTCCTCATACTCATCAAGAATTTCATTTACAACTTGAACTCCAACACCAGTTGCATCATTACTAGCAGAGAAATCAATGCCTTTACCAGCAGCAACAACTACGTTGCCATCAATAATTTCTAGGTCTCCATCTTGAGCAAACTTAGTATGCTCAGACATTGTTCCTGCAGTGTCCTTACAGTAGATTTGGATCTTACCAGCACCACCTGCACCATCTCTAGAACCTTGGATGTAAGCATTCTCTTCATTAGTATCCCAGAAAGCAATCTTACCTAAGTTGATACCATCAGTGATGCCTGATGTTCTTTGAACTCTAACTTCTAGGTTATCACCTTGAGCAAGATGAACATAGGACAGTGGATTGTTTGTACCATATCCAAGTGCTGTATTAGTAAGGCGAATCCTTTCTCCATCAGCAGTATCCAAACCACCACTAGTATGAATAGTGAGTGTATTATTAGCAGGAACTTTTAGTCTAGGACCACCATCATTCATTTGGAATTCTGGATCTGCTCCAGACATTCTAATATCACCAGCTACATCTAGAGTTGCTCCTGGTGTTGCTTGGTTAATACCAACACGAGTATTTGCAGTATCTGTTGCTATTAGAGACGTGGCAACAGTAAGATCACCACTAATTGTTGCTGCTGCTGTGTTGTTTACAGCAAGAGCAGTAAGTGTACCAACAGAAGTTAGTGAAGATGAAGTAACACCAGCTCCAAGTGATGCCGTACCAGTAGAAGGACCAACTTGAGTAGCACTCAGTACAACAGCATCGTTGATTCTATATGACTTTCCAGTGAAGAGGTTGAAGTTTTCACTAGAGGACCATGATGTGACTGAGTTTACATACTTGATACTCTTATCAGTCGTTCCCTTCAATATAATTCCACCATCATCAGCTAGTGCATCAGTTGGTGTATCTGCTTTTCCTAGTTCAATATTTTTATCTTCTACCTCAATCGTTCCTACATTGACAGTAAATGTATCTCCAGATACCAAGAGATCACCAGTAACTGTGAGATCATTATTAACAGTAACAGTGCTAGTATCATTACCAAGAGACAAATTATAACTAGAGTCTCCAGTAATCCATGCGGTAGGACCAGAACCAATGATTAGTTGACGATCTCCTGCTGCTCCATAAGTAGCACTATCAGAAACAGTTGCTTCATCAGCAGGTCCAATGACAACGTTTCCAGTACCAGTAATATTATATCCAGCACGATAACCTATGGTTACGTTAGCATCACCCGCGCTATTTGTATATTGTGATTCAAATCCAAGAGAGGTATTGTTAGCACCAGAAAGAACAGCTCTAGCAGCACTAGAACCAACTGCTGTATTTCCAGCACCAGTGCTAGCAGTCAGTAGTGCATCATTTCCAACAGCAGTGTTGTCATCCGCATCACTATTCAATGCTGCTTGAGATCCTACTGCGGTTGATCTAGCACCAGTTGAATTATTATTCAAGACAGCATATCCAACACCAGTGTTGGTAGATACTGCTCCACCACCTCTACCCAATGTCATTGGGTTCGATGTATTTCCTCTGATAGTAATATCATTATTTTGGAAATCAGTTTGTCCCTTGACAGTAAATGTATCGGTAGAACTAGCGTTTGATGTGAAGTCTCCAGTAACTTCAAGATCATTATTGATTGTAGTAGTACCGCTAGTAGCACCGATATTGATATCAGTTCCACTACCAAATGCATTTACTGTAGTAACAGTAGTGTTCAGAAGATCGAAAGATGTACTGGATGATGTAATACTCGTAGAGATAGCAGGAGATGTATTAAATACTGCAACTCCTGTTCCAGTTTCATCGGAAATAATTGCTCTAAGTTCTGCAGAAGTTCCTTCCGATAAATTAGTAAAGTTTAGATTGCCATCATAAAGAACAGAACCACCCGATCCAAAGTTTACAGATGAAGAATCTGTTCCAGAAAAAGATAACGTATTAGATATTGTAACTACTTTTGCATCACCAATGGAAAGAGTTCCACTGTTTATTGTGCTGATTGTAAGACCGTTGATGCTTGTAGCACTAGCAACTCCAAGGTCTGGTGTTATTAGTATAGGAGTATCTAAAGTTTTGTTAGTTAGAGTTTGTGTTCCTGTAACGTACACATCACCAGGATTATCCCATAGAACCGTGCTTCCATCTGTTCTCAAATACTGTCCACTAGTACCGTTAGATCCACCAATAGCGATACCACTACCAGTGAGGTCTAAACTATCACCGCTTATCAGTTCTTCAATTTTCTTTGAAACTGCATTAACAATAAGAGGAAAACGATCAGCCATCTAACTTAACCAAGTGGATACTAGTGCTCTTGTTTATTTATGCCTCATACCTCCCTTTGAGAGCATTATAGTTTTGTGCGACTTCTGCTGCTGTGAGTGCTTTATTGTAAACAAGAACCTGAGAAATTTTGCCTTCAAAAGCTCCAGAATTAACGTTGTTGTTTCCAATAGTCAACCCAGAAGATGTGCTTGGCAGGGTAGAGATTTCACTAGAAGTTTCAATACTAACTCCGTTTTTATAGATTGTTAGGTTGCTTCCTGAATGAACTACCACGAAATTTGCCCATTCGTCTAAAGTCACGCAATTTGCTACTGTGATTACATTGCCCACGTTTGGCCAATATCTAATTCCAGAGGTTACAGTTGAATTGTTTAAAAAGAATCTGTACGAATCGTTGCTGTCAATTATCCTGCCGTAATTGTTTTCGCCAAAGCCTGATGGGTTGATCCATGCGCTTATTGTCACAGTTGGGGTTACATCTATTGAAGAGCTGTCTGAAATGCTAACAAGATCATCACTTCCGTCAAAAACTATAGTACCACCATTATCAGAACTATAAGTAGGTCCGTTAGTGAGAGTTCCATTATTACCACTACCACTCAAATCAGTCCAAGTGGTTCCAGAACCAGGATAAGAACTAGTATTCCCAGCATCAAGATATAATACAAGTCCATCAGTCACTATGTCTAGTCCTGGTGCGACTGTATTGTAGATGGCAGTTCTTGGAAACGTCTGCCCAGTAACTCTCTTACCTTTTCTCTCTTGAAGATATCCAACAGATGGTCTTGGATTTTCTACATGTAGATATCTATTTGGACTACCTTGTCTAGATGAGTTGTCATCATATCCACCACCAGCAAGATCAAATGTCATGTCTCCAATTATTGAATGATTTTGCAGATATCCAATAAAATCATCTTGTGTATATCTTTCTTTGCCTGATGCTAGACATGCAGCAATACCACACACCTGTGGAGATGCCATACTAGTACCACTTTCGGGATAAAAATAGTTTGCAGATCCTTGAGTATACTTACTATCAACTAAACCGCCACTATTTCCATAAGCAGAAAGAATATTTTGTCCAGGAGCAAACACATCAATAGCAGGACCATAATTTGTAAAGACTGCTCTCCTAAAGTTTGCTTGATTGCTTATAGCACCAACATTGATAGATCCACTGTCAGGAGAGTTAGGCCATCCACCTCTCATATAATAATAAGTGCCAACTCCAGTAATCTGAATCGCATTGTTCCAATTTGGTCCATTAACTGTCTCAAAAAGCAAGTTATCATTACCAGCAGCACCAATAATTACAACGCCATCATTGATTGCATCAATAACATCAGCACTTACTGCAGCACTCCATGCAGGAATGACATCAACACCAAATCTTACACCAAAATCTGTTTCAACTCCTGCCTCTGTCCATCCAGATGGTCCAGGATTTCCAGCATTGTATACAACTCCTTGGTATTGGACTGCAGCAAGATCTCCAAAAGTCAATAATCCACTGCCAGTTGTCATGGGGACAATGCCACCATAACTATGGTTTGTTATAGTTGGATTTCGATATCCAGCAGCATTAAGTGGTTTATTCAGATGAAATGCTCTCAAATAATCAAAGATTAGCAACGCTGGAAACTGTTGTCCTGATAACCAAGGATCAGTGATTGCCATGTTGTAGATGTTCGCTTCCCGTGCCCACCCATAGTGCTGACCAGCAACAGTTCCACAAACATGATTACCATGGAACTGTGGTGTTGCATCATTAGTTCCATATGTAATTGTTCCTGTTGGAAGAGTTTGACCATCATCATCAATAGATCCAACAGCACTATTCAACTCATTGAACCATTGATACTGTACAAATCTCGTTTGATTAGAGGTAGGACTATACCACTCTTCACTATCATACGATACAGGATCATCGCAGATAACTACATCAACATACCTACCATTGCTGAATACTTCTACAGACTCGTTTACTTGTTCGTATGTTCCACCTTGATTGATTGCTCCAAATTGCGCTTTGCCTCTTTGTACTTGATCACCAGCACAATGAAGATGTCCCCATTGAAAATCATTCGGACTAACAGTTGCTGGAGCTACAGTATCAGCTTTCCAGAAGTTACCAGTTACAGCATACGGTTCATTGTTAATTGTCTGTCTTCTAACATAAAAACTATCTACTGCTTTGACATCCCACACTCTAGAATCCTGGCGCAGTTGTTCTGCCTGTTCCTCTGTCATCATGTAGTGAGTGTTCCTACTAAGAGGACGCTTCATTACCAAAGGAAAATTGGTAAGTTGCATCTCATTGTAAAACTGCTCCAGGTCTTCTTTCCTGTGGAGCGTTACAACGTATTCCTTATCCATATCAAGCCTCTAGTTGAACGTAGTGTAATGTTACTGTAATACTAGCAGTAGAACCACTCTTGTTTACAACCTTCGCATAAGTTTCAGTACCAGCAGAGTCGCTGAAACATATAGTTCCAGGAGTAATCAACTGAGTAGCAGCACCTGCAGTGATGACTTCTGCAAGAACACCAGATCCAGGAGTAGGATCAGTAGTTTCAGATCTACCAGAATCATTTGTTCTAGCAGTTGTGCTGCTGTATAAAGTTACCCAAGCAGCATGTGATGTTTGAATCTTCAAAAGAGCATATGTCTTTGGAGTAGTGATTGTTATATTGGCAGAACCATTACTAGTGACATTTGATGCTGTTGTAAATGCAGTTGTTCTTGACTGCAGTCCGCTAGCTGCAGCACCCCATGTTACATTACCAGCACCATCACTGGTAAGAACCTGACCGCTGGTTCCATTGCTAGTTGGATAAGCAAGTCCGCCAGCAGTTAGTTGACCAGGAATTTCTACATTTCTTGTATTTCCAGAACTAGTTCCTTTGATCCATGGATAACTAGAGTGTCCTATCCACAAAGAATCACTTGTGCTGGTAGTAAAACCTGCTGTTCCACCATTCATATAGTTGCCACCATTAATAATGACATTGTTAGAACCAGTAGTGATGCTTTCACCTGCCACGGGTCCAATCATAATATTATAAGATCCAGATGTCAAATCCGCTGCAGCATACTCTCCAATGAGAAGATTAGCGTCTCCACTGGATATTTTAAGACCAGCTTGCTGTCCAATACATGTATTATATCTTCCACCGTCCAGACCACCACTAAGAGTAGACATTGCCTGATATCCAATAGCAATATTTCCAAAACAAAAAGCATCGGTTGCGTTACAGGATAGTGCTTGCTGTCCGATAGCAATATTTCCATTACCATTCCTAATACCGTTTCCAGCATTTCTACCAATAGAAATATTCTCAACGTTCTGCCATTCCCCCCAATAAAGATCTCCAGCCTGTGGTCCAATTGCAATATTCAAGTCACCAATATCTAATTTCCCAGCATTTCTACCAATAAAAACATTTTCACTTTGGGTTGTAATTGCAGAACCAGCATTGTTACCAATTATAACGTTGTCAGTTGCTCCACTGACGATAGCATCACCCGCAGTAGCATCACCAATTACAACGTTAGTACTAAAATCTGTTGATTGATAATATGAACTTAAGTCTGGAGGAGTAAACTCAAAAATACCAGTATTACTGTTATACGATAATGCTGCAGTTCCAGTATCAGTTGTAGTAACACTGAATACCGTTAGATCTGTAGCAGATCCACCTGCTCCTGCTGCTACCCAACTTTCACCATTCCAAGCATAGGTAATTCCTGCTGCTGAATATGTAAATGTTCCGTCAGTTGCCTGCCCTGTTGTATCAGGAAAATTTAATGCCATTTCTTATAGTGCTCCTTCCGTGTTATTTATTTTCAAAGACCCATGATGGCATTCTTGAAGTCCTCAAAGGACGTTGCCGTTGCCATCATATCTTTTAGATCTTGTAGCATGATTACATCATCTCCACCCCAAGTTAGATTACCATCATAGAACGAAAGATTCTTTTCACTTGGTGTGTGGATAGAACCACTGTCTAGATATAGATCACGAATCTTATACTCAGCAGATCCAATGTCATAAGCAGCGTTAGTATCAGGAATGATAGATGCTTTCATAGCAACAGTACCAGATCCACCGATGCTACTAGCATCTGCTAGTGGTGGTGATGCATCTACCCACTGCTGACTATCAACATCATGGTATCTAATTTTCAAACGACCAGTATCACTTTCCCACCAGAGATCGCCAGCATTAGCAGAACCAGGAGCGGTGTCAGAAATGGTTACATTGGCACCACCGCCACCAGTAGGAGCAGCCCATGTTACATTACCAGCCCCATCACTAGTAAGAACATCACCACTAGTTCCATTGCTAGTTGGATAGGTTAGACCACCAGCAACTAAAGAACCAGCAGTAAGTTGTTGTGGAATATCTACATTGAAAGAACTGTCTCCTGTCAACCAATATCTATCAGTACCATCAGTATCAACACCAATTGCCAACTGTCCAATCGCTGTTGGATTTAGTGATTCTACATTGCCAAGTACAATCTGATGGGTTGCTTCACTTCCAAGTAATGAAGCTGCTTGATATCCGATAGCGATATTATAAGAAGCAGATCTAGGATTTGTAGTTACATTAGTAAAACTAAATCCATCTTTTGATGATGTTTGTTGCATTGCTTTATATCCTAAAGCAATGTTTCCAATTCCAGACTTGTTATATCTCAAGGAATCTTGTCCACTAGAAATATTATGATTTCCAGTAATATTACCTGCTCCAGAAAAATATCCAAGGTTTATATTATAAGATCCGTTTCCTCTATCTAAAGCTACATTTCCATATTGATTTTCAGATGATCCAGAAAATGGGCCAAGAGCAATGTTGTTACTGCCACTCCCAATAGATCTTGCAGAACTTTGTCCCAAGTAAATATTATTAGAACCAGATTCATTACGAACACCAGATCTTTTTCCAAGGAATATATTATCCGACCCCCTATTATTAAATCCAGATGCATCACCTACAATAATAGAATTAGAAAAATTTCCAGTTGCTCCAAATGCCGCATCTGGTCCAATAATAACGTTACTATACCCCCAATAAGCATAGTCATAACTGTCTCCTTCAGAATCTATTAGCCACTCACTTCCCTTTCCAGTGTTGTTTGCTACTATAGAGAAACTATCAACAGATGTATCTCCAAAATACAAACCACCCATCCATATTCTATTGAATATAGCCTCATCAACTTTCAAAACCTTACCTTCTATAATATTAGAAGAAACTAAATCTTGTTTCCACGAACTAGAGAATTTATCGAATGATATTCCTTTTGATTCTGTTGACGAATATGATATTGTGTTTAGGGTAAACGTATGGTCAACAATAGTAAATCCAGCAATTGTTGTTACAGTATCTGTATCGTCTGTATAATTATCATCTTCTTCATAATAATCAACTAATGGATCAAAATCAGAAACAATTATTGGACTTTCACGACGTATCAAAGATCTATAAGTATGGTCGGTAGTAGAATCTAGAGAAGATTTTGTTTTCAATAGACCACAATTATATGCAGCACCAGACCCCAAGTATGCATAATAACTATATGTTATATAAAGATTTCCATTGACAACAGATATATGGTTTTGAAAATCAGAAACAGAAGTCTGAATTTCAGCATCTCCAGTAGATCCATACCATTCAGATCCTTGGATTTTTTTACGCTTTATAAGATTACCATTGGTATCTATTTTATAAATCCACGTTCCAAAATTATAAGTATCACCAGCTAGATATATGTTATCATCAGAATCTATACTAGTATATTCAAAATAGACTCCAGATGAAAGTACTTTTTGCCAAATTATACTACCATCAACTTTACTAATTTTTCTTATTTTACTACCAAACCAGTCACATAATATTAGATCTCCATTTGAATCTAGTTTTACTACATGTGGAGAAAATGATCCAGCAAATTTTTTAGACCACAAAGAAGTATCCAATGGCGTAGTTGTAGTCGTTAATTTTTCAATACAATCACGATATATGTAATAATAATTACCATTACCATCTGGTATTAGTTGTGTATTATATTGAGAGGAACTACCTTCCGTAACATGTGTAAAATCTTTTGACCATAATGAGTTTCCATCTGTGTCAAAAGCATAAGCTTTATGTCCTCTATAGGCAAATACAACATTACCATTACTTGGATCTACATTAATAGTAGCCGCATCTCCTGGATCATTAGCAATAGTTCCATCTCCTATACTTTTTGCCCACACAACATTCCCAGACTCTGTTGATAATTTTACAAGATGAGAAGATCGCTCATAAAGTTCTGCGTCAACAATAACATATACACAAGATCTTGCTTCATCTAAAGCAGGTCCAGTCTTTGGTGAAGATTGAGTAAGTCTGTTCTCTTGATTAGCAAATAATACAGTTGATGCTGTAAATTTTTTAGAAAAAATAAGATCTCCATTGCTATTGAATTTGCTAAATAATCCCTCAACAGGCCAATTATCTGGTGAGCGTGTATCACTAAATACATAGATATTTTCAGAACTATCTGCACAAGATCCACGAGCATAATCATCATATCCGTATCTTCCCCAAGTGTTAGCCCAAGTATCCCAACTTTGAGGAACGGTATCTCCTAGTGTTACTTTGTCATTTGCATCAGGAGCAATGTAACCTTGAGTACTGTGATCGCCCCATCCATATGCTGTGTCCCAATTGCCAGTATCAGTTGCTGTAATATTAGCAGCTTCAGAAGCAGCAAATACAGGATCAGTTTCAGTATAATTTGTTAGGTATACAGAAAGATCTGGTGGAGTATAAGTAAATGTACCATTAAGATTATTATATGAAAGTGCAGCAGTTCCAGCAGCGTTGGTAGTAACAGAAAAATCTGTTAAAGAAACACCACCACCTCCTCCAGCAGCAGCACTTCCAGGAATCCAATTAGCACCATCATATGTCAAAACCTGCCCTATAGTTGGAGCATTAGTATCAAGGTCTACATTCGCAAGGTCACCAAGAGAAGAACCAGAAAGATCTGTTAGATACCCAGCTTGTCCATGATCACCCCATCCATGTGCCGTGTCCCAGTTAGTAATCTTAGCAGCAGTTACAGCAGCAGCATCAGAAGCAGCAAATACAGGATCAGTTTCAGTATAACTTGTTAGGTATCCTGCCTGTGCGTGATCCCCCCAAGAATATGCAGTATCCCAATTAGTAATCTTAGCAGTAGTTACACCTGCAGCATCACCAAGAGATGTTAAGTAAGGAGATAAGTCTGGTGGAGTAAATGTAAACTCACCATCAAAAGAAGTGTATGATAGAGATCCACTACCAGAAGCAGGTGCAGTTGTTACGCTTGGAAGAGGAGGAACTATCGGTTTGTTTAGGATTCTAGCAACACCACTCGTAGCAGTCCAATCCGCACTTACTTGTGCAGCAGGAATAGTTGGTTTATTAATAAGACTGTTATAGTCTCCATCGAAAGGAGTGGTCCACTGAACCGATGTTCCCGTTGATGTTAGAACCTGTCCACTAGAACCAGACGCACCTGCTGCTTGTAGTGGTTTGCCAGCAGGAATATTCAATCCTTCTTTTACTTCAATGGGAGAGTTATCCCCATAATTTGAAATTTGATTTACAAGAATTTTTGACATACTTCCAGTCCTGAAGACAGATCTCTGAGCTAGAAGTATTTATAAAAAGCGGGTGATCGGACTCGAACCGACGACATCTAACTTGGAAGGATAGCGTTCTACCGCTGAACTACACCCGCAGGAAATGGGAGAGGTCAATCTCCCAGG